TGATTCTTCTTCAACCAGTTAATAATATTGCCACGAACTTCTCTACTTGGTTCAAATGATACTGAACCTGCCGTGAAACCCATTTTCTGCCAATAAGGTAAACCATCATACTGTGATAGTCCATTTGGTTTCGCCTGGCCATAAAGTGATGTTGTTGTAATTGAAACTAACTTATCACCATAGAGTTTTTCCCATAGTTCTTGTATTGGTGTAGCAAGGCATAATAAAGCAAGTAACTTACCACCCACATAATTATAACCAAGTGGTTGTAATGGAACAATCGTTGAACCAATAGCAGTATGATTAATCATAGCACCTTGTGTTTTAAGTTCTCGACTCCAACCAATATAATTATCTCGTGGTGTTAAATCTAGGAAGTCAGATGATATGCAAATCACACCTAGATATTTCTTGGTTACTTTATCTTTAACAATGAAGTTTAGATTACGACCAATGTTTGAATTGTTTTTCATGGTCGATGAGAATGTTCGAATACAATTCCATAGTTCTGGTAAATCATCTTGTTTATTGGCATAGATGAGTTCAGGTTGTAGTTTAAGATACTCATCTGGATCCGTTGGATTCCAAAAGTTTGATTTGACCTCTTCGATAGCTCGTCTTTGGTCTTCGTCTTCAATAACTTTTTTCTCACCTTCCCATAAATCATTAATTGTGACTGATGGATATCGGTCTTGAACCTCACACCACTTTTGATAGAGTGTGTATTCTTTAACATCCATTTTAGAAACATAGGATAAATCTTTGATGACAGTCTCTTTGAGTTCACTCTCATCAATCGTAGGCATATCCTCAACAGGATTTAAAGCCAACCATTTACTCCATTGGGTTTCTACATCGTCTTTTGAATCAAATGCGTATGCCATTATTTTCTTTTCTTAATGATTTCAGATAGTTTTTGTGCTTGTAATCTTTGTAGTTCTTGTGTATTATCAATGTCTTTTTCAACAGCAGTTATAGATTTTAATACAGTTACCATTTTTTGTTGGTCTTCTTCTTGCATATTTTTAATAGATAAAATTTGTCTTTGTAATTCATCGAATTGATTTTTTTGTTTTTGTAATTCAAGGTCGTTATTAACCAATGAAGTCATAAATGAAACTGATATCACAAATGAAAATAAAAATAATACTAATACTAATGCTGTCTGTTTATTTACCATGTTTTCTTTTTCGTGTAATTGTTTTAATTATTTTATCTTGTTTTTGTTTTGCTAATCTTAAAGAAACAGGACCAACATGTTCAATAAATTTAACCCCATTCATATGGTCTAGTTCGTGTTGAAAACATCTAGCTGTTAGACCTTCCATTTTCATTTCAACTCTTTCGCCTCTTTCATTATAGAATGAAGCCATAATCCATGATGGTCTTTCTATTTTAAGATATAAAGCAGGGTAGGAGAGGCAACCTTCGTTATCTTTTATCATCTCTGCCGATTGGTCGATGATTTTTGGATTAATACAGGCAAACTGAAAATGTTCTGTTCCAATAACAAATACTCTTTCAAACACACCACATTGATTAGCTGAAAGGCCTAATCCACTAAATTGTTTCATAGTCATCTTTAATCGATTAATTAAGATGTTCATATTTGGATTAGGTAAAGGCAATACATATTCAGGTATTGGTTTACTTAACATTGGATGATTATCATCAAATAATGATAAAGGTTCAATCTTTTGTTCTTGTTTAATATTTGCACCAGTATCAATGGTGAATATTTCTTGGCTCATTATATCGTCACTCATTTTACAATCCTACTAAAGTTTTTAATTTTCTCAAATCGAATTACATTGTTAAATTTATCTTGTAGTATATCACCCTTATGTGAGATAACAAACAGGTTAACATCTTCAAGCATATGTAATATCTTAATCAATTCATCGGTACCACTCACATCTAAACTTGAATCAAATATTTCATCGAGTATCAATAGATTCGTATTAGATGAATTTTTTAGTTTAGAGATAGCACGCCATGTTAGCATAAGTGCCATATCAATTCTTTGTTTCTCACCCTCTGAAAAGTTGTTATAGGTAAACTCATCACGATGGCGAGACTTAATTGTTTCTTTAAATGATTCATCAAGGTTAAAATTCACAAAGAAGTCTAATGATGCCAAATACTTATTTACTAATTTATTAATGATTGGTAAGTATTGTTTAATAATCTTTGTTTTAATACCTGTATCTTTTAATAGACCAGAAGCTACTTCATAATATGTTTTTTCATCAATTAACTCTTTAAGTTCTTTTTGAGCAGCTTCAATCTTAACTTTAAGTTCTTCTAATTGTTTTTGTTCTGTGTCTGATATATCTTTAGTATTCTTTAATTCATCTACATGTTTTTCAATACGAGCAATATACTTGCGAATCTCATTAATTGATGTTGTATTGGTTGCAATCTTAATCTGTAATTCTTGTATTTGTTTTTGTTTCTCGGATATCTGATTAAGTTTATTTTGTTCTTCTAATAGTTTAGTTTCAAGTTGAGTGAGACCAACGGTACATTCTGTAACCTTATTTGTTAAGTTACCAACTTCTTCTTCTTTAAATTGTTTATCAATAGTTTGACGACAAGTTGGACAATTATCATTGTGTTCAAAGAAATTAATATCTTTCTTAAACTTGTTTAGGTTGGTTTCAATCTGTGCTTCAAGTTGATTAAACTTCTTGACCTTTTGTTCTGTTTCTAATCGAGACACTACATCAGCTTGAAGTGTTTCAATATTACCACTAAATTGGGTTGTTTCAGTTTCAAGTGTAATGATATGATTTGTATTATTGGCAATATCAAATTCATATTCAGTAATCTTCTCATCGTTATTTTGTTTAAGTTGTTTGATATGAGATTCTTTAATTTCATATTTTTGTTGTTCAATATCAATCTCGTGTTTTTTGGCTACAGACAAATCTTTATTGTTTGTCATTTTATCTCTAACGATACCATTCATTGTAGAAAATATTTGAATATCAAGGAGGTCTTCAATGATTGCTCGTCTATCAGAATTTGATAACTGCATGAATGGAGTAAATGATGCTGAACCTAGAATAACAATCTGTGTGAATGATTTGTAATTCATTTTGATTACAAACTTCTCAAGGTATTCTTGATAGTCTCGGGCGGCTGCATCTTGATTCAGTAATTCACCATCTTGATAAATCTCAAAGATATTAGGTTTAATACCACGAACAATCTTATATGATTTATTACCTGTATCAAATTCAATTTCAACAACAGTATCTTTACTATTGATTGAATTCACAAGGTTAGGTTTGACGATTGAACGGAAAGGCTTACCAAAAAGTCCAAAGCATAATGCGTCAAGCATCGTAGATTTGCCTGAACCATTTTCACCAACAACAAGTGTATTACTTGTGTTATCTAATTTAAGTTCGGTAAAATAATTACCAGTTGAAAGAAGATTCTTCCAACGAACATAACGAAATACGAGCATTATTCGGTTGTTTCCGTGTTAAGTGCTTCTACATAAAGTTCACGCATGAGTGTTTTCAGTTTATCACTATTCACATTCAAGGTAAGGTTATCAATATACTTACTTAAAATTGTCATCGTATCTTCAGCCTGGTCAATAATTTCTTGGTCAGTATCAAAACTTGTATCAGTAAAATCTTCAACGATTGAAATATCTGCTACACCAGCTTTATAAAGGTTATCAATCACATTATCAAATAGATAAGGATTCTGTTTGTTTATAACAATAACTTTCACATACGATTCTTTTAATGAATCAAAGTCATATGCTTTCCAGAAATCAAAATCTTGAGCACCATCATCATAGTTTAATTTATAGAACATACGATATGGGTTTTGAACAAATTCTAATTCACGAGTATTCAAATCAAATATATGAAAACCTCGTGGGTCATTATAATCAGCCCAAGTCATTTCATTTGGAGTGCCAACATAATAGATATGACCATCATCTGATTTATGATGGAAATGTCCAGTTATAACCATATCATACTTGATTAGTTTGTTTTTGTCAATACCACCACGACAAACATTACCACGATCCATTTCAAACCCATCAATCTCAAAATGGCCAAATGATAGTTGTGATTTAGATTCGTTTATTTTCTGGAAGATTTGTTCTTCATTCTCAAGGCATAACCAAGGAATAACATCAACATTAATGCCATCAAAATCAATAGTATCGAAATCATCAAATACGGTGATGTTATCATATTCGTTTAAAAGAAGCTGTGATGAATTGACTTCGAGTGTATTCTTAAAAGATACATCGTGGTTACCAAGGATGGTATAAAACCTAATGTTGTTTTCTTTTAGTTTATCAAAGAAGTATTTACGACACAGGTATAATGAATTGAAATTAATAAACTTTCGTCTATCAAACAAATCACCTAGCTGAAATACAGTATCAATCTTATTTTCAATTAAATAAGGAAAGAATATGTTATCATAAAACTTCTTAATATACTTATGGAATTCCAAAGAATCGCCACGCATACCAAAATGCGTATCACCTAATATACAAATTTTCATTAATGACTAATTCTTGTTTCGTTGTATTGTTGTTTGAGTGTTTCTATTTCTCTTTTGAGTTGAAGTTTTTGATACTTCATCTTGCTAAGATCCAAATCATTCACAAAATGACTATGATTTTCTTTGATTTGGCTATCTAAAATTAAATGTTCTTCTTCTAAATTTCTAATATGTTTAAACAATTTCTCTTTGTTCATTTAAAACTCCATAGGAATTAGGAAATCTGAATTTTACTTCAGCGCACCCACACATCATAACACATAATAATAATAAAGTCAAGCGTTTCATGGCAATTATAGGTCTTCAATAAATTGGTCAACACCTTTTGCCGGTTTGTTATCTTTTTTCTTTTTCTTGTTTTCTTCAAAGTTAAAAATGAATTCTGATATGTTGGCATACAACTCAAACTGCTTAGCTACACCGTCTGAATCTTCTAACATTTCATGTTCATCTAATATACCGAATTGCTCGGTAGCTTTGTATTTGACATATAACTGCTTCTTCTCTTTCATAATTCTTCGGAGAAACGCATAGTATATGATTTGTGTGAAGTATGCAAATGGATTCTTCGACTTCGTTTCATCGAAGTTACGGAAATACATAATACAATTTTCAATGCCGTCTGATATCATCTCGTCTCGGAAAGAATACGAAATGAAGTTTGGTTTACGAGACAGGTGTTCAGCAATCTTTAAAAAACACTCACCAACATAATTTGGAATTTGTGGGTCTTCTTTTTCTGCTTTCTTTGCCTCAGCACATCTTTCTTTATAGTCCACTAGGGCCTTCAAGAAGTCTGCGTTGTTTACATAATGTTTTGGTTTCTTTTCACTCATAATATATCCTTATTTGCCTTAGTTTTACTTGACTTTGCTCTTGACAAGTGTTATAGTAGCGGTGTTCCGTTAGATAGTAAATGCTTAGCTACCCTATCAGTTAGTTCTAATACATTCTTACGATATCCAAATCCTAGTAGACCTGATTTCTTTCCACTCTCATATATTGGAGGATGTCTACCTGTTGAATAATATTGGTCAGCAGTAATATCTATAATGATATTCTCATTATCTACTGCCCACCAATGATAGATATCTTCATCATCTAATGCTCGATACAATTTAATTACTTTAGTTCCAAATATCTTTTGTAAGCAACCTGAAGCTGTATGACAATGCCCAAACATTGGATTAAATTGATTACGAGTTACCCATTTTTTAGGTAATAAGTCTGGTGTTAAATTCTTTGTAATAATATCAATCACTAAATTTAAATTATCTTGGGTATAATCTAACAACACTAATGTAGTTTCTTTCTTCTTTGATTATCAATTTCATTTATTATATTTCTAATATTAGCATCTTCTTCAATATCAGGTTCTAATTCTGCAAGAGCTTCATCTCTCATTATATGTAGTTCTTCTTTTATATTAGCCAATACAGAATCATTTTTAGATATTGATTCGATAGCAATCTCGACCATATTTCCATAATATTCAATTAAATCTTCTTTTGGATCAGCAAAAGTTAAAATATCATCTTGAGTGATAGTGGCTATATTATCACAAATAACCTCAAGTGGCAACCATGGTACCATCATCATTACCGTACCTTTAGCTCCTCTTTTAAATAACAAGGTCATTGGGTGGTTTAATTGAACCAAATAATCATCTTCACTCATAACACAATCTGATATGATGTCTTCGCCACTTTGTAGGCGGATGATTTTAATATTATGATGTGGTTGGTTTGTCATCTTTAAGGTCTATGTTATAATATTTATAGTTAAATTTTTCATCATCATATATCTTAACACGCTCAATAAAATGTTTTAATGTATAATTGGTAAATTTACCTACACGAAAGTCATCAGCAATATCAAATAATATAGCAGCTGATTTATTATCACCAATTCTTAATCCACGGCCAATAGACTGAAGATTACGAATACGAGATTTAGAAGGTGAAGCAAATATAATATTATGTAGGTTACGAATGTTGACACCTGTTGAGAAAGTGCCGTATGACGCTACAATGATAGCGTCTTTTTCTTTTTCGGTAATTGCACGAATCGACTCACGAACCTCAACATCAGTTCCGCCAAATACAAAGAATACACGCCTATTTTTGGCATGAAGTTTGATATTAGCATAAAGGTCTTTACCATGTTTTTCAACAAATTGGAATAAAATAAGTGAATTGCCTTCTAGCGACAAAGCTAGATTGCGAATGAAATCGTTACGAGCTGTGTTTGAAACTATGTAATCAATTTCTTGATTATAATCCCAATCACGAGCCATTTTACATATAGGTTCAGGATACTTGAGAATCAGACATTTTATATTAAAATCTGCTAATTGACCTTTCTCAATTAATTCAGATGTTGAGGTTGCCTTATATACTGGACCAAATAAACCCTCTAGTACCAAACGATGAGTTTGAGTTCCGTCTAAAGTTCCTGTTGTGCCTATTCTATATTTAGAATTCGAGCAACCTGTAAGAATGGTAGTAAGTGATTTGGCTTTAAATTGGTGAGCTTCGTCACCTAAAACAAAGTCAAATTGTTCAAAGTATTCACCTGGATTTTTATAGATGGATTGCCAAGTTGTAATGGTTAAAAAGTTATTTGTGTGTTTATCTTTGCCTGAATATTGGCGATGACAGTATTTTTCAGAATCATAACCATAAGATTTGAAGTCAGAGAACATTTGTTCAACCAATGATGTGGTTGGAACAATCAGTAAACCTTTTTTGATACCAGATTCTTGTAGGTAACAAACAATCAAATAGAGTATAAGTGATTTACCTGAAGCCGTTGGAGATAATAAAAGTATTCTCTTATGGCGAATAGCATGTATAAATGACTTGAGTTGGTAATCTCTTACTTCATGGGGTAGGTTTAATGACTTAATAAATTCTTGAGCTTCAATGACAGATAAAACTTCTGTCAACATAATTTGAGAATCTATTTCAAGGGTGTAATTTCTTTCTTCACAAAACTTCTGAATATAAGGAACCAGACCATGATATATGGTAAAGGTTCTTAAATCAAAAAGTCTTATACGACCATCCCAAAGTCTGCTTTTATAGGCAGGAACAAATTGATATCCTGGAACAAAGAAACAAAAATGATCCGATAGCTCTTGAGCTAAACCCTTTTCACATTCAACCTGAATGAAAGCTTCATTCTTCTTATGGAGAATTAAATCAGACACCTTGTATAAATCTTTCCCAGGCTATGAAGTCACGGAGTTGGAATGTGCGAGAGTTTAATTCTTTGAGAATAGCACCACACACATCAACGATTTCTTCGTGCATAGTTTTAATCGCCATGCGTTTATTAATATCATCATCGGCTTCAATATAGTTATTGACTTCAGCCTTTAATACATAAGGAAATGGTTCCCAACCATATTGTTTAAGTTGGTCTTCATCTAGTTTACCTGTATAGTATTCCCATTTTAATACTCTCATTTTATTAAGCTTAAATTCAGATTCTTTGGCAAGCAAACGATGCCTCGAAAGAATATTTAAGTATTTACTATGGAGTTTGGGAATGTCGAGTAGAGCTTTGCCTGGTTCCGTTCTATCAATATCGGAATCCTTGCGCCACATTTCTAATAATTCATCAAGTT